TCCACAGTCATCCGACCACGTATGCGGAAGCTAGTGAAGCCGACAAGGTTGCTTGTGAGAAAAGCGGACTGCCTTGGCACATCGTCAGTCTTGTAACTAACGGCTGGTGCGAGATCAAGCCATCTGGTTACAAGCAGGAACTGCTAGGCCGTCAATGGGTGTGGGGCGTGAGCGATTGCTGGACGCTTGTCCGTGATTGGTACGCAGAAGAGGGTTTGCAGCTGCGTGACTGGCCTAGGCCGCAGCTATCCACCTTCAATGACAAGCCAACCTTTGAAGATTGCTGGGCAGAGACTGGTTTTGTTGAGGTGCCATTTAAGGAGTTACGGAAGGGCGACTTGCTGTTGATGAATATTCATGGAGCGTTAGGGCTTAACCACTGCGCTGTCTATCTAGGCGATCAAGCGATGTTGCATCATCTTCGTGGCCGCCTTAGTTCCAGGGATTTATATGGCGGTTATTATCAGAAGAACACGGGTCGATACCTGCGCCACGAGACGAGGTTTTGACAATGCTGACGACAATCAAGGTCTACGGCAGCCTGGCTAAGTTTTTGGGTCAACGGGTGTTTCGCGCTGCTGTGGACACACCGTTGGAAGCAGTGAGCTTTCTGCGTGCCAATTTTGAGGGCTTGGCAGCCCACATGGCTGACTATGACTACAAAGTGCTTACTGGAACGTTAGAGCTGCAGGCTGGCAGCAACCCTGAGCAGTTGGATTATCCGATTGGGATGGGCGAAGCAATCAGCATTGTGCCTGTAGTTGGTGGAGCGGGTGGACGAGGAACGGGCGCAATTTTGGCGGGAGTTGCATTGGTTGCAGCTTCTCTTTTGATTCCTGCAGGAACCCAAATCTTCGGCAAGGCGATTACAGGCAAGGTTTTGACTTCAATCGGTCTTGCCGGAGGGGGCTTAATCCTTAGTGGCGTAGCTCAGATGCTTACGCCTGTGCCGGAGCTGTCCGACTCAGACCTTGACCCCGCCAGCAATCCAGCCAGCTTCTCCGGTATCCAAAACGTAGACCGTCAAGGCGTTGCCGTTCCAGTGGTGTATGGCGAGACGTTAGTCGGTAGCGTGGTTATATCGTCCGGCATCAATACGCAAGATGACTGATCAAATCATTGGTGCGGGTGGCGGTCAGTCCAGTGCAGGCGGCAGTCAGAAGGCAGCAAAAGACAATCTTGACTCTCGTCAGGTTGCGCGAATTGTTGACCTGTTGAGCGAAGGCGAGATTGAAGGCTTTGCGACACCCTCACGACTAGGCATTGCGAGATCCAGAACGATCGGGCAAGATCCAACTCGCTATGAGCGAGAGTTGTTGAAGGATATTTTTCTGAATAACACGCCGATGGTCCGCACTAATGCGGATGTAAGCACTGCGCTCCAAGAGTCAGACAAGAATTTTCAATTTAATTACAACGATAAGGAAAGGGCTGTATCGCCAAGATATGGCGAAGGGGACGATCAAGACCCTTTGGACGAAGTAAGTCAAACAATTCAAGAAGAAGTTGCTGTTGGCGTTGTTGTTGAAAAACAAAGTGACCCTGCTGCTGGTGTAACACGAACAATTACAGATACCAGTGTTACGGCTGTTCGCGTAACCCTTAGCTTGCCGCAACTACAAAGGTTCAAAGCAAACGGCGACGTTGTTGGAACACATGTTCAGTACAAGATCATGGTGTCGTATAACGGCGGAGCGTTCCAAGAAGTCGTAAACGACACTATTAGAGGCAGGACCGTTGACCTTTATCAGCGCAAAAAATACTTTAATTTAGACACAACGCAGTCAAAGCCTGTTCAGATAAGGGTCATTAGGATCACTGATAACGACTCTGACCGCACTCCATCGGATGATTCGTTTAACTCAGCACTAACTTGGACAAGTTTTACAGAGCACACCTTTGCAAGGTTGACTCATAGTTTTTCTGGCTTAGTCGGTCATGTTATTGATGCAAAGCAGTTCAGCAGCATTCCGGAACGGAAGTATCGGATTCGTGGCATCAAAGTCAAGATTCCAAGCAACGCCACTGTTGACGCTGAGACAGGACGGCTGACGTACTCCGACACCTGGGACGGAACATTTGCTGCGACAAATAAGTGGACAACAGATCCAGCGTGGATTTTGTATGACCTGCTTACGTCACGTCGTTATGGATTTGGCGACCATATCCTTTACGAGGACATTGAAGGCAACGAAAAAGCACGCCTGAATAAGTTCAACTTCTTTGATTGCTCGCAGTATTGTTCAGCTCTTGTCCCTGACGGTTTTGGCGGACAAGAGCCACGATTCTCTTGCAACATCAGTATCCAAACGCAGACAGAAGCGTTTGACCTGATCAACCAGATGGCGTCTATTTTCAGGGCGCAGCCGTACTGGTCGTCAGGCAATCTTGCGTTGTCGATGGATCGCCCACAAGATCCTGAGCTGATTTTTACGCAGTCAAACGTTACTGAAGACGGTTTCAGCTACAGCGGCAGCAGCGTCAAAACGCGCCACACTTGTATCAATGTTTCTTACTTAGACCTTGATATTCGGGACACGGCTTACGAGCTGGTTGAAGACGAAGACGCCATCAGGAAGTTTGGTGTCGTCAAAAAGAACGTAAAAGCGGTCGGCTGCACTTCACGTGGTCAAGCGCGTCGTCTTGGGGAGTGGATTCTCTATTCAGAGAACCGCGAAACCGAGATGTGCAGCTTCACCACACGTTTGGCTGAAGGCACGAAAGTCCGCCCTGGGATGATCATCAAAGTCTCAGATCCCTTCCGCGCCAATCGATTCCGTGGTGGCCGTGTGAAGCCTGGATCTACGGCTCAAGTGATCAAGGTGGACCGCACCAAAGATCAGATGTTCCCAGACGGTGCGCCTAGCACGTTTGACTTCAACATCATGCTGCGTGTAGCGGTGAGTGTTTATGACCCTGGCACCGACTCCAGCAGTACTCAGGATGTGGTGCGTCAGGTGTCTGTTGGTGACATCAACAGTGCTCAATGGACTGGCGACACCATCACGCTGCCAACGTCACTGGAGCGCACACCTGAGCCAAACGCTGTTTTTGCTATTGGTGTCAGCACGTTGCGGCCAAGCCTTTGGCGCGTGGTCAGCGTCACTGAAAACGATGATGCAACATTTGCTGTTACAGCACTTGTTCATGAGACCGGAAAGTATGACCACGTTGAACGTGATGTGCCCTTGCAAGCGCGTGACGTTACGGAGCTTGATAACCCTGCTGCTGAACCAACAAACCTGACGGCTAGCGAACTGCTGTATGAGGCCAACGGTCAGGTCTTCTCCAAGATTATTTTGAGTTGGCAGCCTGGAGCGGATACAGCTCGCAGCATTGTTCGTTGGCGTTATGACGACGGCAACCCGAACGAGTTCCCAACGTTTGCTAATGACTACGAGATTCTGAACACAACGGATGGCAAGTATGAGTTCGAGGTTTTTGGACAAAGTGCTGGATTTAAGAACTCACCGATTGCAGAGCTGACGTTTAACGCTCTCGGCAAGACTGCCCCACCAGCAACGATTCCTGATTTGACGATTGCGCCGATCGACCAGCACACTGCTGAGTTGCATTGGCCGCAATCGACTGATCTGGATGTGCGGATTGGTGGAACGATTCGGATCAGGCACACGCCTGTTATTGGAGCATCTGCAACTTGGGTGAGAACCAACGATATTGTTCCTGCTGTGAACGGCAGCAGTACGCGCAAAATTGTGCCGCTTGTAGAAGGCACTTATTTTATTCGTGCGGTTGACTCAACGGGCAACGAGTCAACAGGTACTGCCAGTGTCGTTGTTGACCTACCTGAGCCGCAAGATTTATTTGTTGCTCAAACGTACCGCGAAGATGATGACACACCACCGTTCCAAGGCACTGGAACAAATATGGCTTACAACGAAACTGAAGATGCCTTAATTCTTGCTGCAGATGGTTTGATTGATGATGTAACTGATTTTGATGAGCTGGTCGATTTAGATAACTTTGGCGACACAAACAGTAGCGGCTCTTATGAATTCTTGAGCACGCTAGACCTTGGCGCTAAATACGACCTTGAGTTGCTGCAAACACTGAAAACTAGAGCTTTTGTCCCGACAGATTTTTGGGACAGCCGTACCGGCCTCATCGACACTTGGGTTGACATCGATGGAACGGACATCAGCTTGGTCAATGCTGAGATGTATGTGCGATCCACGAATGATGACCCAAGTGGTTCACCGACCTATGGCGACTGGCAGCCATTTGTGAATGGTACGAAGCGTGGGCGTGGTTTCCAGTTCAAGGTTGACGCGACAACCAGCGATCCAGCACAGAACATCGCGATTGAGGAGCTAGGTGTGACGACAAAGCTGCAGCGCCGCACTGAGCAAGAGCGCAACATCAGTAGTGGCACATCAGCCAAGGCGATTACGTTCCCGGCTGCGTTTTATGGAACGCCAAGCGTTGGCATTACAGCGCAGGATATGGATAGCGGTGATTATTTCCAGATTTCGAGCGTTAGCAGGACTGGTTTCACCGTGACCTTCAAGAACAGCTCCGATACAATCGTGAGTAAGACGTTCGATTATCAGGCCGTGGGTCACGGTCGGGAGATCACCTGATGGCTCAGTCAACGGACATCACACTTGCCAACCAAAGCGGTCTGGCATTTAGGACTGAGCTGAACTCGATCCTGGCTGCACTGTCGAGCCTGCAAAGCGGTAGCTCAGCACCCAGTACCACCAACGCTTATCAGCTCTGGGTCGATAGCAGTAGCAGCCCAGCAATCCTGAAGATCAGAAATGGCGCTAACAATGCCTGGATTGAGGTTGGCGACGTTACCGCTGCCAATTTGGGCCTAGCAAAGCTTGCTGGTGCGACGTTCACAGGCGATGTGACGATGAACGCGCAGTCAGATGTGCGTTTTGCTGACTCTGACAGCAGCAACTATGTGGCGCTCCAGGGCGCTGCAACGATTGGCAGCAACGTCACGTTCACGCTGCCTAGTGCTGACGGCAGCAGTGGGCAGGTTTTGCAGACTGATGGCTCTGGAACGCTGAGCTTTGCAACGGCTTCTGGTGCGGTCAGCAGCGTTGGCGGTCAGACGGGCGCAGTGACTTATGCAACAACCTGGGCGGTCGGCACTGGCGCAACAGCAGCCAGCAACACTGACCTAGATGTTTCTGGAACGTATGCCGCAAACATTGCCACTGTTTCGGCGCTGGACATTGATTGCTCAACTGGTAACCACTTCAAGAAAGCTATCTCTGCTGATTCAACTTTTACGTTTAGCAATATCCCCTCCGGCAGGGTTTATGGCTTCACGCTTGAGATTGATGTAACAGGTGATCGCACAATCACGTTCCCGGCATCGGTGAAGTTTCCTTCTGCTACGGCACCAACCCTAACGGCAGGCAAGACACACGTTTTCTGCCTATTTTCTGACGACGGCGGCACTACTTTCCGTGCCACCTCTGCTGTTGATTACACCACCTGATTGCAAATGGATCTTATCTGCCGAACTACTTTCCTAGGCTCTGCTGGTGCTGTTGCCGCTGGACCTAGTGAATACTGGATTAATGCCTTGCAACAAAGCAATGCGACGATTAGTCCGCCTTCTGCTAAGGCCGTTTCGAGTGATAGTTCAGGCAATATCTATGTTGGTGGATCAGTAAGAAAAGCAGACAACTCAGGTAGCAATAGTTTGTTCTTAAAATTTGACGAAGAAGGGGCTTTGACTGCTCGAAAAGAGCTTTCAGATAGAAACACGAGGATTCGAAGTTTAACGGTAAATGGGTCTGACATTTACTGGTATGATGACAGCGATGGATACGGCAAAATGAATAC